TGAAAGGACCTTAATGCTCGTAAGAGCAGGTCTGGTGGTGCGTTGCGCTACTGGATTCTCCACATTCCTTTATGGAGTTGGCGCGGTCTCGGGCGGGGTGAAATCCCCCGTTGCGAGCCGGGCTCTATAAATAGGTCGAAACCTACTTATTCTAAGGTAGCAATACTATGGATAAGAGAAGTTTCAATCCTGGTCTAACGACTCCCTGGAAAGGGTGCCTTCAACCCGGGTAAAACCGGACATTGGGGGCGAGTTCCCATCTTGGTAACAAGATGCTGAGCTCATGATAAAATCAGGTCTTTCTCGACCCCGATCCCGATATCGATCAGGATTTTAGGGGAGGAGGAGATTTGGTGGGCAGAGAGGGCGGCAAGGGGGGAGACCCCCCGCGTGACCCAACCTATATTATGAATACCGATATGAAAATGAAGTTATTTCCTCATTCTCGTAGTCGGAACTCACGTAAGGGTTCTGCGTTTTACTCGAACCGGAGCTCTTGGGATTTCGCTGGCATGTTTCTGGGAAACCAGAGACGGTGGCTATTCGAGCCATTCATCCGAATGGTTCGGCTAGTCACTAATGTTAGTACGAGAAAGTGGCATAGAGTAATTTGAGCCTTCCTGAACCGTCTGTTCGTTTTGTATAAAAACCATGGCCTCCGAGGCCTGGTCCTTTATCTCAAAACGGCTCAGCTGATGCTGATGCAGTCACAAGCGGGGATGGTTATTCAAAATCCTAGAACTTTAGGAGCTGCGGTAGCTCGAAACAGATCTGGCGTACCTCTTCTGATTCCGTCTCTTCACAGAGCGCGGATCCGAGGGGGTGACCGGAAATTGCTTCAGGTCTGGGTGAGTCTTCTATCCCTTTATCGGGTGGTGGATTTCCCTGGAGTCCTTAAGCTAGAGACTATCGTAGGGGAGGGAAAGGTGTTCTCTCTCGGTCCGGTGTACGATTTCATTGGTCTCTTTTTCGCTAAACTTTATTTCGTGAGAGATAAAGTGGACTCGATAACAGATTATGTGTTCAATCATGCATTCGATGAACGGGAGCGTCACTTGAATCCCACAGGAAACGAAAGATTCCTTCGGACTAAGAAACGTACGATGGAATTTGTAACTTCCTGGGCAACTAAGTATCTTCAGGCTTCGCCTTTCATGATCTGGAAATCGTCCTGCTTCCGCGGGTCGGTTTCTGGATCGCCTGGTTCCGTTGTTATTACAGCGGGGATGATATTCCGCCGTTCTTTATCGGTGTGAACATCTATCACAACATGATTACGTCTTACTGGAAATCAGGAGATTGCGCAATTTATGAAGCTGTCGGAGTCAACAGCTGAATATTTAGCGTACCGTCTACCTGGTGTAAGGTTATGATTGTATAATGAAGAATTAGGTCGATTAAGTGTTAAGTGTGAGCCTGCAGGTAAGCTTCGGGTGTTCGCCATTGTAGATCCGTGGACTCAGTGGTTGCTTCGACCGCTGCATAAGCAGATTCAAAGACTACTTCGTCGGATACCTCAAGATGGGACATTCGATCAATTGGCTCCGGTAAATCTTCTAATATCAAGGTATGGCAAAAGCCAAACATGCTATTCTTATGATTTATCGGCGGCAACTGATCGTCTACCCATTTCCATACAGGAGATTATATTGTCGACTTTCATTGGGACTCCATTAGCGAAGGCATGAGCATCAATGCTCGTGGGTCGCCGGTACTTATTACCGAACCCCGATCATTATGAGCATGCTTTGCCTGCCAAGACAAGGCTGGGCCTTCCTGGTCCACGCGAAACTTCCGTGAAATACGCAGTTGGTCAACCTATGGGAGCTTTGTCTTCCTGGGTGATGTTAGCTTTAACTCACCATTTTATTGTTCAAATGGCAGCTAATAATGTCCGTCCTGAGTGTGATTGGTATGAAGGGTACGCAGTGTTAGGTGATGATTTGGTTATCATCGACACCGACGTAGCTGATGAATACCTACGCCTCATGGATGGGGTTTATGGTGTTAAGATTAACCTTGCCAAGTCTCTGGTGTCCACCCTCGGGGTGACATTGGAGTTTGCCAAGCGTTATATCTTGAAGGGTCAGGATTGTACGCCACGTTCTTTTAAGGAACTGGCGGAATCTCAGTTGAATATAAGTGTGTGGCTGGAGATGGGGCGGAAATACGCCTTGTCTCACGCTACACTATTAAATCTAGCTGGGTTCCCGGCCAGAAAATCCAGATATTTAAGTTCGAAGTTCAAGTTGGAGGTAGGGGATCCTAGGGGCAGAAAGGCCTGAGATGTTCGTTGGTGCGCCATATTTATGAAGGAATATGTGCGTGCCTGCGACCCTCGGAGTGCTCTGTTCTGGTTAGGACGTGATTTGCGGAAACGTATATTACGTGTTAAGGAATCTTGAAACCAGCTATTATTCTTACCAGATGTTTCGGAATTTCTTCGTAAACAGCATGACTTAGGCGATAATTTTGTGCTTAACGCATCGAAGGCTGATTCTCCATCAGTCTTTATTGCTAAAGCACCTTCTATCGTGCGGGACTTCTTTGCGGCGCGGACGGAGTGAAGTAATACTCCTGTTCCAGACCGTAGAACTTTCGGCTGATCTAAGATGGCTTCGGAATTGCTATATGCGACAAAGTGCGTGTATTTTCAATCTATACTGGAGCGTGGATTACGTTCCTTAGACTCGATCGAACTATTCACGGTGTATAACCGTGATGAAGCGGCTTGGGAAGGTTGTTACGGGCATGTGGATCTTGTCTCTCGTGATGTTTCAGCTGTCCCTATGGGGATAGTTGACTATCCGGAGAAAAGACCTCCACTAGAACGTAAAACATTTGCCGAGCAGTCTCGAACTCTTCGGAATCTATGAAACGCGTCACAAGGAAAGGAAAGAGTCGTACGGGGTTCTAGTAGTGGAAGCACTCCTACATTGGATGGCAATCCTCCGAAAGGGGGGCGGCCTTATGTCCAATGAACAAGTGGGAAGGTAACCTTTTATTAGAAACGTATAACGATCGCACCTTTCGCGCGTTAACATTTTTGAGTCTATACTCAGTAACCTTCCTTTTCAAGAAGGGTAATGAGGAGGGACTCAGACAATGTCAAC